TTCTAAAGCTGGGGCATCTAATGTCCCAACAAAACAAAACATCATCCTTGTTTCGGATTCATCACGGTTTGTCATTGCTTTCGGCGCAAACGAACTTGGTAGCGCATCTCAAGACGCAATGTTGATTCGCTGGTCGGATCAAGAAAGTGCTGTTAATTGGACACCCGCCGCCACCAATCAAGCGGGTGGAATTCGGTTGTCCCACGGGTCAGAAATTGTTTCCGCCATGCAGGTTCGACAGGAAATCTTGGTGTTTACGGATACTGCCCTGTACTCCATGCAGTATCTTGGGGCTCCGATTGTGTGGGGCACTCAACTGCTTGCGGACAACATCTCTATTGTTAGTGACAGGGGTTCAACTGTTGCGGCTGGCGTAACGTACTGGATGGGCGCTGACAAGTTCTACATGTACGATGGCCGTGTGCAGACCATCATTTGCGATCTGCGACAAGCTGTGTTTCAAGACTTTAACAACGATCAAACAGGGCAGGTGTTTGCTACTACCGTTGAGAAGTTCAATGAGATTTGGTGGTTTTATTGCTCACGCAATAGCGCCGTCATTGACAAGTATGTTGTATACAACTACACCGAAAAGGCGTGGTACAACGGCAACATGACTCGGACGGCATGGGTGGACAACAGCATCATTAGCCAAAACCCGATTGCCGTTTACCCAGTTGAGGGTGGCGGGAAGTTGGTTTATCACGAAGTTGGAGTTGACGATAACTCTTCTGGAACCCCCGCGCCAATCTTTTCGTACATCACATCGTCTGAGTTTGACATTGATGACGGGCACAACTTTGGTTTTATCTGGCGCGTTCTTCCAGACATTACGTTTCGGGGTTCAGTTGCTGAAAACCCACGGGCTATGCTTACGCTCTTGCCATTACAAAACTCTGGTTCTGGCTACACGGACCCCGCATCTGTTGCTGGATCAGACACTGGGGCTATTACGCGCTCGGCCACTGTTCCCGTTGAGCAGTTTACTGGGCAAGTAAACATTCGAGTGCGCGGTAGGCAGATGTCACTTAAAATTTCATCCGAAGACCTTGGGGTTACATGGCAGCTTGGCTCTCCACGTATTGACATTAAGTCGGATGGCAGACGATGAGCATCATATCCACCATTGTTAAACGGTTTGTCGCTCCAGCCCTGCCTGATGCTCCGTCAGCATATGAAGCAGGTTATCTAGATAAACTTAATAACATCTTGCGGCTGTACTTTAATCAGCTAGATCAACTTCTGGAGCAAGTGGTGACTTATTCTTCCAATAGCGTAACAATCAACGGTTTTAGTGGCGGCACTATTGATGCTTTTGGAAGACTTCGAGTTAGCCAGCCGTACACGCTGTTTGATAGCCAGAATCGCTATGCGGTAGATGACCAATTTGATATAGCGACAACAGGCACTGGCGCAGCGTCGTTTCTACCGAATGAATCTTCGGTTAAGATGGAAGTAACTGGGGGAGGTGTTGGTTCTGTAATTCGGCAGTCTTTCCGGTCATTTTCATACCAACCGGGAAAAAGTTTGCTGGTTATGGCAACGTTTGTGATGGATAGCAGCACAAGTGCTAATCTAACCCAGCGCGTCGGATATTTTAACGCCTCCAACGGAGTGTTTTTCAAGCGCGTTGGCGGGACGTATTCTTTTGTGTTGCGATCCAGTTCTTTGCCAAACCCCGGCACTCCTAGCGATTTGAGAGAGATAACGCAAGCCAACTGGAACGGGGACAAACTTGATGGTACAGGCCCGTCTGGGTTGACGCTAAATGCCGACAAAGCACAAATTCTTTGGATGGATTTTGAATGGCTTGGCGTTGGATCAGTTCGATGTGGCTTCATCATTAACGGCGAATACATTCTTTGCCACACGTTCAAAAATGCCAACGAAAACATCAGCGTCTATATGACGACTGCTATCTTGCCGATACGGTACGAAATAACAACAACCACGGCGGCGTTGGCGGCTTCCATGAAAGCAATCTGCTCTACGGTTATTTCTGAGGGTGGGTATGGGGCAACTTCCGTAGATCACATTGCAAGACGGGTAAACGCAACAAGCAATTCAACTATTACGACCGCTTTTTACCCAATGGTCTCAATACGCCTGAAGTCCACGGCATTAGGGGCGGTGGTAGTTCCTTCGTCTTTTAATTTCTTGCCGACAACATCAGACAACTATGAGATTGCGTTGTTCAAAAATGCAACACTTACTAGCCCGTCTTGGGTGGTAGTACCTTCAGACGCAAATGTTGAATACGACATTACATCGACGGCGATTACGGGCGGAGCCCTTTCCTATAGTTCGTTTACCACTGGCAAATCTGGCCCGACACCTCTTTCTATTTCTGGCATATACAACTGGGATTTGCAACTTGGCGCTTCTATAGCCGGGGTCAGTGACGTTTACACTTTGGCTGCAAGGGTTGTAACAACTGGTGGCGCTGGTTCCGGTGGCGGGATAGGCTCTATGTCCTTCTACGACTTGACCACCCAGTAATTTCCATCTAAGGAACTATTGTGGCTATAACCAGACGATCATCCTCCAAGCCGAGTACGGAGGAAGCCACGACTCTTGCTCAAAATACTAATGCTGGGCCTTCCGCCGCAAATACGGTTAGTGATTACATTAAGGAACGCGACACCCGACTAGCACTTGAGGCACAAAAAGAGGCAATACGCAAAGCGGCATGGGACAAAGCGGTAGCCGAAGGGAAGGCGGCGGCTGCAAAAGCCAAGATTAAAGATGATGCTAGAGCGGCGGTAGAAAAAAAGATAAAAGACAATTTTCTTAATACCCCAGCCGGAAAATCGTACGTAGATAGAGACAAATGGTATTTAACTAATAAGATAAATACATATAACAGTGGGGATCGCAAAGCTTGGTATCTATCAACTGAAGATGGGCAAGCAATCCAGCGGCATCTAAAAGATCAGTTACTTAACCAATCAAAAGCGTATGGGTTTGATTGGAAAACCACCATAGATGCTGATCGCAACGCTAGTCAGGTTGCAAACTTGCTCGCGCTTCAGGGTGTTTCAGACATTCGAGATTTAACGTATGACAAAAACGGAAACTTACAGAACAACCAATACGTTAAATTAGATGATCTTATAGATTCTAAGTTAGATAATAAGCCAATTAAGGTTGAATCTACCCCCATTAAATGGTACAAGGATGATAAGGGGCAGATAGGTTGGACGGCTGCTGGTAAAGGCCGCACCAACTATATGGTTAAGCCCGACGCCAACGGGAATCCTGTTTTTCATCCTGACTGGAAGAGTAACGCCCCCGGCGGAATTGGCGGGTTTATTTTAAAAGCTGCTCCCGCAGTTGTAGGAATTGCTACAGGTAACCCGTGGCTTGCTGCTGCAACTAGTGCAGGTATTGGTGCGGCCAGTGGCGCGAGCCTTGATGACATCATTAAAGGCGCTGTCCTTACGGGCGGGACATCATACTTGGGCGGGTTAGCCAATGCATCAACTCAAGGGGCTTTGTCGGGGCTGGACTCATCTGTTAAAGCAGCGTTAGGCGGCGCGGCGCAGGGGGCAACTCAAGCTGGAGTGGCTGGCGCTGTTACTGGTAATTTCAATTTAAAAGACGTTGCAACATCTGCACTGGCTGGTGGCGCAGCATCGGGCATCAAAAGTTTGTTGACAGATCAGTTACCCGCAGGGCAACAGGGTCCGGTGCAGCCCAAAGATATTACTGGCATCGCCGCTGTTGATAAAATTCTCCCCGGTGCAGCCGCCAACCTTACTGGACAAGTTGTTGCTGGACGGGACTTAGGCGATGCCCTGACAAACACTGCAATCGGCGCGGTAAGTAATTTGGCGGCGGGGCAAGTTGGTGGAGCCTTGAGTGGGGTAACGGGTAATCCTGAACTGGACAAGTTCTTGGCGTCCGCTGGTGCTAACTTGACAGGAACAGCATTAGCCACGTTTCTTAGAGAACAAGCTGCTTCAACCCCAAACAGGCCATCCGCCCCTGCCAGACCAGCAACCGCTACAACAACTGCTGCGGCCCCCAATGCCGTTAAGCCGACAGCCACAACTGCTGCATCAACTCCAGCAGCCACCACAGCAACCGCACAACCTGTAACTACGGCTCCAACCACAACTACTGCGGCCCCAACAGTCAATGCTGCGGTTAATACACCTACCACAACTGCGCCAACAACCGCAACTACTGCTGTTAATGGGAATAACAATTTGCTAAACTACTTGTCATTGGCAGGTATGTTAGGTGGTGGGCAGTCAGGCGGGACCACATCCGCGCCAGTATTGGCAAATGTAAAACCAATGGACTTAGGTTGGTTGACGCCAACAGTCAATAGACTTTACCCAAAGAAGGTGGCTTAAATGGCAGATGACTACTACGGCATTGGTGGAGATTACGCACCTTCTGATTGGTGGAATACGGAATATGACTTTGCCACTAACTTTGCACCGTCAGACTGGTTTTCCAACGAAGAGTTTCTGGCAAACCTAACCCCATCGTCACTTCTAGATTCGTCATGGACATCCCCAAATTATTCGTTGGGGTCTTCTTCCGGGGTTACGGAAGGCATTAAGTACACACCAACTGACACTGGTTATACGCTGGCACAACCAACCAATCAAGGTTCGGGGCTCAATGTTTCGGACTTCGAGTACAACCCAACGAGCAATGAGTTTGTCTACACGGGTGGTGGTGGAACGGGGTCTGGACTATCGTTCTCGGGCATTGTCGGCGGGGCGGGTGGAACTTCCGGGATGCCCACATCTATATCAGCCACTAGTGCTGGCGGTGGGATTCCAAGTGGAGTAGCAAGTGGATCAAACAATTCAATCATAAACAAAGCGGTTGATGCTGTTAAACAACTAGTCGGCGGCGCAACTAAAGCGGGGGGTGATAAGGCTACATCAGCCGGTGGACTTGCCGATCTTGCAACGCTTCTTGCAAAGATTTATGCCACGGCCAACCCAAGTTTTGCTGATCCCAAATCTGTTTCTGGGTATCAGGGCGGTGTTCCAAAATACACTGCAAGTCGGCAACAATTGGCGCAAGCCCCTTACAAAGCATATTCTGGTTCGTCCGAGCCAGTGATGGGAAGGCAGAGTTTTACACCTATGAAGTATGCGGCTGAAGGCGGAATCATGGAACTTGCCCGGGGGGGCAGGGCCAAGCAACCTCGATATTTGGATGGTGCCACGGATGGCATGGCAGACAAGATCGACACCGACATTGACGGTAAACAACGAGCCAAGTTGAGTCATGGTGAGTTTGTAATCCCTGCGGACGTTGTGTCTCACCTTGGTAACGGCAACTCCAAAGCCGGGGCAGATGCGCTCTACAAGATGATGTCCCGAGTACGGAAGGCCCGTACAGGTAACCCGAAGCACGGTAAACAGATCAACCCAGAAAAGTTTACCCCCGGCGGTATTGCCGGATATGCGGGTGGCGGTGCAGTGGCATTTGCTGGTCCGACTGGTTCGGTGGTCCCTCCCGCCAGTTCAACGATGGACGCGCCAGAAGGAACATCGACTTCTAGCTCGCTATCAAACTGGGCTGGTCCGACTGTTACCAACATGATTGGTAGGGCAGATGCATTGTCCCAGACGCCTTATGAAGCCTATAAAGGACCGTTGGCTGCTGGCACTTCTCCAGTGCAAAGTCAAGCGTTTACTGCTGCGGCGGGCTTGCCCGGAGCACTCGGCCCAGTTGGTTCGGTACAAAGTTACATGAACCCGTATATGCAAGGTGCAGTTGATGTCCAGAACACGGAAGCCCGTAGGCAAGCAGATATTTCCCGAGTGGCAGATGCTGGCAGGTTGACTCAGGCAGGTGCATTTGGTGGGAGCCGACAGGCAATTATGGAGTCCGAAGGGAACCGTAATCTTGCTACGTTGCAGAACGCCAATCAGTTGACTGGCCTGAATACCGCTTATAACAATGCGGTTAACCAGCAAAAGAACGTCGCTGATTATGGGGTCCAAGCAACTACTGCGGCAGCTAACATTGGTGATAAACAACGCGCTATTGAGCAACAGGGTATTGATGCGAGTCGCGGTCAGTTTGAAGAAGAACGCGCTGACCCTTACAAGAAACTTCAGTTCCTGCAAACGATGTTCTCTGGTATGCCCGTGGCGACCAATACTACGACTGCTAACGCATCGTCGGCTGGCAATCTTGACGACTTGCTTGGCCTTATTAAGGCTATGTTCCCGTGATTGGAAATCCTATGCAAACGCAACCACAGTCGGTCCTGCCCCCTGCTACCAAGTTGTTTTTGGATTCGCTCAAGGCGGGAGCCAAGTTACAAGCCCCTAACGGCCAGCCAACTGTTGCGGCACAAGCGGCCCAGAGCGCGGGGATCATTCCTCCTCAACAGCCACAACAACCCCAACAACCACAACAAAGTGGAGTCCCTCCGGTTACACCGGAAGCAGGGCAAGAGGGGTTGGCTGGTATTCTTGACCAGCTTAAACAAGCCCAGCAAACTGGGCCGAGTGTGGCGCAGAACCAACAGCAAGCCCAGCAGCAACAACTTGCTCAACAGGCCGCACAGATGGTGCAGAAGCAAGGGCCACAACCCACGCAGAACATGGCTGAAGGTGGACTTGCAGGATTGCCTGTAGATATGGGCGAGTTTGCCGAGGGTGGTGTAATCGGTTATGCCGAGGGTGGTCGCACGTTGGGGGAGACAATCTATAGCGGGTTGTCATCGATGATCCCAGAAGAGATGAATATCTTTTCCCCAACTCGCAGGATTCCATCGCATCCGCGAGAAGAAGCTTTTTTGGCGGCTCAAGAAAAACAAGCGCAGCCGGAAGAAGCCGGGGGTAAGCAATCGGGCCTGAAATTCGACTACGCCCCTAATACGAACATCGCAGCGGTTATAAATACGCTCCGCGCAGAGATGGACCGGGTAACTAATCCCGCCGAGAAAGCACAACTACGAGCAGAAATTGACAGGCTTTACGGTCAACTTCCTACTCCTGCTCCTACCGCTGCACCTCCTGACGGTGGGCTCGGCGCTCTTGCTCAATCTGGTGCCCGACGCGAAGCCGCTCCTGATGGACCAACACTGTCTGGGATCATGGCTGAAATGCAAGGGGCGGGGTTCACTAAACCTGATATGTCAGAGCAAAACAGGCTTTACGCTGCCGACAGAAAACTCAGGGAGAATCGCCCAGACTTTGGTGCTCAAGATATTGCAACAGCCACCAGAATCCAAGAGATGGCTCAAGCCCAAGATGCTCGACAACTGGGGTTGGCACAAATAGCTGCTCGTCCATTGATTCGCGGCGGCGGCGCTCGCACGGCAGAAGTAACCGCTAATTTTGAAGCGGCCAAGGCTGGCCGTGATGCCGCATATTTGAGGTTGATTGACGCATCTAAACAGGCAGAATACGCTCGTCAAGTTGGCGATGTCGATGCGCTGCGAAAAGCCGACGCAGAAATTGTTAAGGCCCAACAAGAGTATCAAAAACTATCTGCCAACCTTGCTGCCAATATGTACTCTAGCAAAGCAGGTATTACAGCGGCTAACATCGCTGCTAATTCTAGAGAAGAAGTCGCAGCCGAACGTGTTCGTGGTTTGTTGGAATCCGCAGGGCTAAGGGCCGCATTAGCATCAGCACAAAAACCCGTGGGGCTGACCACCAAAGAAGTTATTGAACTGCGGAAGTACGTTGCTGAACAGTTTAATCCCGGCATGATTAAGAATAGCCCCGAGGCATTGAAGGCTATTGCAGATGTTGGGGAACAAGGTAAGAGACTGGTCGTAAATATCAGGAATGGCAACATTACAGCGGAAGAACTTGCTTCTGACCCCATCGTGTTGCAAGCAAGAAGTAATGTAGAGCGCGATATTAAAGAAGCAAGTAAGTATGGTGCTCCCGCCACGCCTTACACCGAAGCCGAAAGATAACTAGTACCGCACTATGCCAATCATTGACATCCCAAATTATGGTCCGGTGTCATTCCCGGACGACATGCCCCCAGAGGAAGTTCAAGCACGGGCGCAGTATATTGCGGATAAAAAAGCAAGTACTCTAGAGTACAACCCGGATTACCGCAATCTTGGGTTGGGAAGAATCCTGTCTAATAGTTTTAACAGGAGTATGTCGGGGCTTGGTAGTACCCTTACAGAAGGGCTTCCCGCACTGGTGGGTTCGGCTTTGGGCTACGATGAGTTTGCAGAACGCAAGCTTGGGGAGGCCCAAGCCACCCGTGCAGCGGCAGAAGAAAAATACCCCACCGCATTTAAGTCGTACAAAGATGTTGATGGGGCGGGTAACGCTATTGGTTACGGCGTTGAAACTATCGGTGAGGTCGGCCCGGATATATTGGCTATGCTCACTGGTGCCGGAGTTGTCGGCATGGGGGCTAAACGTGCGGCCCTATCTGGGATTAACCGACTTGCTGCAGAACGTGCCGCTGCAAAAGGGCTCACTGGCGAAGCCGCAACAGATTTTGCTACCCGATTCGCTCAAAAAGCAGGGGCACAAGCAGTCCCCAGTGCAAAAGAACTCGGCACAAACCTCGGTATCTACGGCTCTTCTCTTGGGTTGAACGCACCCGATACCTTCCAAGGTATCTATGAAGAGACTGGTAATCTGGAACCCGGTATCGCCACTGCGTTCGGCGCGGCACAAGCTGCCCTTGATTCAGTTATCCCTGCTCGCTTGCTTTCCCAGTTCTCCCCTGCAACCCGTGCAAAAGTTGCCAGTGAGATAGTAAACCGTTCCACTATCGTCCCACCTAGCATTAAGATGGGGCTGGCTAAATCTCTGGCTGCTACTGTGGGTATGGAAGCGGGTACCGAGAGTACTCAAGAACTTCTGTCTATCCTTGCCGAGAAAACCGCTGGAGCGAAGGGCGACGTATTCAGCCCGGAAAATATCGACAGGTTGTTGGAAGCAGGTATCAAAGGCGGTATCGGTGGCGGTGTGCTTGGCACTCCCGGTGCTATTGCTGAATCTGTCTACGCAAAACGCACAGCCCAAGAAGAACTTGCTAGGCGCGAAGCCGAAGCAGCCGCCGCTGCAGCACCCCCCGTCGAAACGCAAGCGGCTCCCGCTACCCCCACCCCTGCGCTTTCTTCTACTGTCCCACCCGATCAACTTGCTGCTGCACTGCAACAAGTAACTGCCCCTGCTGCCCCCGTTACTCCTCCCGTTCCTACTGTCGAACCTGACGGACGCCCCACCCCACCACCTGAAGGTGTACCCGCTACCCCCACCGCAATGGAAGCATTGGCACGGGAGTGGAACGATAAGAAGTTGGCTTCGACACTAAAGAAGCAGTTAGCAAAAACACCCGAAGGACAGAACAAGCCCCTGATCGCCGCAATTCAAGCGGAGATTGCCAAACGAAGCACCGCACAAGGAGCCGAAAATGTCGTACCCGATACAGCCAAAGCAGGAGAAGTACCTGTCGCTCCACCAGTTGGAGAAAGCGTTGGAGTGGTTAGCAAGCCCAGCGGACCAGCAGCCCCCGGAGGAGTTGGAGTTTCTGAACCAGCAGGAGTGGTATCAACTGGGATTCCTCCTGTCGGACCTGATGTTCGAGAAGGATCAGTGCCCCCTGCACTAACTGCAGAACCTGTTGAAGATACTGCAACTAAAGTTGCCCGTCTACAGAAAGAAATTGCAGCCCCTCAAGATATAGAACAAGACATAATTGGTACGGATGCAGAAATGTACGCCGCCCGTGCGGGTATCGCGCAAAAACGCGCTGAGATTGCAGGGCTAACTAACGCCCCCACTGCGCCAGTAACTCCCCCCACTGCGCCAGCCAGCAATCTCGAAACCTTGCATCGGGACATGGCAAGCATCGTTCAGCAAAAACAGGGATTGCTTACTGGTAACGGTAAAACACCATTCAAGAATTCCCCTGCCCGTAAAAAGTTTGATGCGTTAGACGTACAACTGCAGGAAAAGAAAGATGCGTGGAAGGCCGCAACTGGTAAAGACGTTGACGTTCTCTCTTTGCTTTCTGGAACTTTTACGCCCCCCGCTATAACTGAATCTACCCCCGCTATAACTGAATCTACCCCCGCTATAACTGAATCTACCCCCGCTATAACTGAACCTACCCCCGTTATAACTGAACCTACCCCCGTTGCTCCCGCTCCTGTTGCTCCCGCTCCTGTTGCCCCTGCGGAAGTAAAAGCTGAAGCCCCCGCCCCAGAATCAAAACCCAAAAAGTCAAAAGCAAAGACTGAAGCAAAAGTCGAAACCGCCCCCACGGAGCCAAAGGCGGAAGAGCCAAAGACCGAAAAACCTACTGAACCCAAAACAGAAAAACCTGCTTTTACTAAAGAAAAGCAAACCGCTCTGGAGCAACAACGTGCCCTAGAGAAAAGACGGGCAACTGCACGGTTCCAAGTAGTTACTGGAAGTGGTTATACGCAGAACAAAGATTTTCGTGAGAATGTGTCCGAAAAGGACGAAGAAGTTGTTGCCAAACTACTGGCTGATAAAGAAAACAAATCAGACGAAAGCAAGGCCGCAGAATCTTATTTCTCAAAAGTGCCACATCTCGTAGATGCGCTGCACGGCATTGCTTTTGACATTGCTCACGAAACCCCCCGCTTTAGAAAATCTGGGGAGACAAGCATTGAAGCAGCGTTCTTTGAAGGTACTGGCGGCGAAGCGGCACAAGCAGCGGCAACGTGGGTAGAAAAGAACCTTGGTACAACTGCCAACAAGCAGTTCCAAGAGTTCATGAAAAAAGAAACAAAACTTGTTTCTAAAAAGAGCAAAGAAGATTACGCTAAGAAAGATAAAAAGAGGGCGCGGTACAGTGAGAAGGTGCAAGAGCAAATTGATGCGGAGTCTACGGCAGCGCAAGAAGCCAAAGAAGATGCTGAACTAGCAGCCGAAAGAAGCATCCCCCGTGCAGACGACTTAGAGTTTGATGATGTCGAGGGTAGGGTTGATTGGTTTGAAAAAGGGCTGTTCTCAGAAATCACATCCCCATTTGCTGCCTCGCTGCATCCTGTAATTCGTCAGGCACTGTATAACGGGCAGTTGCAACAAGCGTTGAGGTTCATGGCCGAAAGTGGCGACAAGGCCACCCGTGAGTTGGCAAGCGTGTTTGCAAAAGTCACCGCAGATGTCAACGTCCGTACGGTGCACAAACTGACGGATTCTTCGGGTAAGCGCGTTGCGGGTTACTACGACCCCGTATCAAACACCATCGTACTTGATTCCGAAGTGGGCATGAATACCCACACGTTGTTCCACGAACTGTCCCATGCGGCTACGTCCCATGTGTTGGCAAACCCATCGCATCCGGTAACGAAGCAACTCACAAAACTTTTCAACGAAGTGAAGGGTTCGCTCGACACCGAGTACGGTGCTCAGAGCCTCGATGAGTTCGTTGCGGAGACTTGGGCGAATGACGAGTTCAAGGCAAAACTTAATTCTCTGAACTACAACGGTTCACCGATCTCGGCATGGCAACGGTTCATGCACACGATTCGCAATCTGTTCCGCACCTTGATGGGTAAAGAATCGGTTCCGCTCGAATCTGCCTACACCGTAGCCGATAACGCAATCAAGGCGATCCTGTCCCCCGCACCAAATTACCGGGACGGCACTGCGCTGTATGCGGCTGTGCTTAATCCACGCGACCCGAAAATTTCATCTTGGCTGAACGAGGGTGTTAATGCACTGGAGCAGCTTCCCGGGATGACGCCAGAACGAGCCGATGCGGTTCATGAGTTTGTGCGTAGTGCTGGGCGTCTTGCCAAGAAGATGTTGTTTGCGGTTATGCCGTTGGACACTATGGTGGACATCGCTAAGAAGTACATCCCCAACGCCCCGTTAATCAACGAGCTTGTCAACATGCGAAAGGGTGATGAATACACCCGCAACCAGCGCATCGAGTCGGTGTGCCTTGCCTTGGACAAGTGGGCCAAATCTGTAAGCCAGACGGTGATTGATCGTTTCAACGAAGTTATTTACAGCAGTACGGTAGAGGGTGTAGACCCAACTCGGCCCCGCCAGTTCTACGTGGATAAGTTCTCCAAGGATGCCAAAGCGCAAGCCGAAGCCCTAGCAAACTGGGATAAGCTGAACAAAGAACTCACCTCCCTCGGCCCACAAGCGGTACGTATGTACAACTTGATGAAGAGTAACTACGCCGCTTTGCGTAAAGAAATCATCGCCTCTATGGAAGGGCGAGTAGATGAAACGGTGGAAGACCCAGTGCTGCGGGAGAAGTTCAAGAACGAACTGCTTAAAAAGATTATAGAAAAAGGCGAGATCGATCCGTACTTTCCACTTACCCGTAACGGTAAATTCTGGTTGTCCTACAACGCACCTACCACCCAAGGCACCACCGAGACATACATCGAAGCCTTTGAAGGTGAGCGCGAACGTGAACGTCGCCTTGAAATCTTAAAAGAATCGGGGGCTACCGATCTTCAGAAGTTTGCCAAGCTGTCAGAACTCAACTACAAGAATGTCCCCAATACATCATTTGTGCATGAGATACTGCAGTTGATGGAAAGAAACCGTCCAGAGGGAACCGAAGCGCAGAAGAACTACGACGAATCGATGGAGCAGATCATGCGTATGTATCTGTCCACAATGCCGGAAACGGCGTTCGCCAAGTCTTTCGCTGCACGGCAGGGCGTGTTGGGTTTCCGCAAAGACTCGATCCGTGCGCTGCGCGAGAAGTCGTTCAGTATCTCTCGGCAAATCTCCAACATGAAGTATGCGGCTATGCTTAACAAAGCACGGTCTGAGATGCTGAGACATGTGAAAGAACTCGGTAAATCCGGCAAGGCCGAAGACAACCAGCTTGCAAAAGAATACTTCGATGAACTTAGCAGTCGAGTAGATTTCGCCAAGTCACCTACGGTGTCGAGAGCGGCAAACATCCTGAACACGATCAGCTTCACCACCCTGCTCGGCTTTAACGTATCTTCTGCGCTTGTTAACTTGTCCCAGATGCCGCTTATTGTGATGCCTTACCTTGGTGGTAAGTACGGGTACGGGGCAACTCAAAAAGCCATAACGGACGCCTCCCTTGCTTATATGGGCAGTGGTGGCAAGCGTAATGTAGAGATGCTGGGTTCCAAGGATGAAAAACTTACCCGCACGGCCATGCCCTCGATGGACAACATCGACTTCGATGGGGAAGATATTCCAAAACATCTTAGGAAGTACAAGGCACTTGTAGAGTTTGGCCGCAAGATGGGTCAGTTCAACCGCTCCCAAATGTCTGATGTGCTGGAAGCCGAAGACAGTGCATCTCCTTTGGCCCGAGTCAACGCTGCCAGCGGATTTTTCATGCACCAAGGCGAGCGGATGAACCGCGAAGTTTCCTTGATGGCTGCATACGATCTGGAACTGCAACGACTGAGTAGCCCAAAGGCTACAAAAGAAGAGAAAGCACTTTCGACGGAAGAGAAACAACAAGCCGCAGCAAGGCAAGCCCTCTACCTTACAGAACTAGTTAACGGTGGTACGGCAGCGGCAGCGGCTCCACCCATTGCTCAAAATGCTGTTGGCCGAGTGCTTTGGATGTTCAAGAGCTACGGCGTGAAGATGAACTATCTTCTGTTCAAAACTGCTAGGGAAGCCCTGAAGGGTGAGAGCCCAGAAGTTCGCAGCGCAGCGTTTAAGCAGTTGGGGGGGATCATGGGGCAGACGGCGTTGTTTGCTGGTCTGCAAGGTATGCCCATGTTCGGTGTTGTATCAATGATCTACAACATGTTCAAGGAAGACGACGAAGAAGATTTTGGTTCTGTAGTGCGTGGGACTACAGGCGAAACATTTTATAAGGGCTTGATAAACAGCCTTACTGGGTTGACCGTTGCCGAGCGTATCGGGTTGAGCAACTTGATCTTTAAGGAATCCCCAGTTTCTTCTGGCTCTTCAACGGTGGTTGACAGCCTCGCTCAACTTTTGGGTGGCCCATTCATTGGCGTGGTTACGAGAATGGAGCGCGGTATTTCGCAACTTCAGGATGGGCAAGTTGAACGTGGGCTTGAAAGCATGTCCCCCGTTGCTCTGGCTAACATCATGAAGGGTATCCGCTTCGCTACCGAGGGAGCCAACACGTTGCGTGGTGATCCCATTATGGGAGATGTTAGTGCATGGAACGCCGGGGCACAGATGCTGGGCTTCACCCCCGCCGAATACACCAAAGAACTTGAGATCAATGCTGTCTTGAAGGGCATCGAGAAGTCCGTTGGAGAGGGTCGTTCCAAACAACTGCAAAAACTAAACATAGCCACGAAGGTGGGAGACTACGAAGGGGCTGCAGAGGCTTACGAGAAACTCCAAAAACTTTACGAGAAGCACCCCGATCTTGGCAACTTGAACGACACCATCACCCGCTCACGCAGGGCTTTCAACAATGCTAAGGTTGTAAACGGAATCATCCTAGCCCCCGGAACGCAGAAAGAGTTGATGGCTCTTCGGGATGAGTTGGAAGGCGAGGAATGAAAAGACCCCCGGCAGAACGCCGGGGGTAAAAGGAGAGGAGAGAACGTAAGGGTGGCGTTGCACCACCCGAGGAAACTATATCACAGCATCCGCCAAAAGCGCATCCCCAGTTTCCCGTTCTCGATCCGCTCCACACATTTGAGTTGCATACCGCGAGCCTTTGCGGCGTGGCGCATCTGCCCAGTTAACCTTGTCATGTTGATGGCAGGTACAAATACAGATGCACCCACAACCAAATCTGCCCAAACGATATTGATTGGCACTCCATCGGGGTTTATTTCCCCCGTTGGTTTTCTAGTGGGGGGTCGAAGCGCCATCTTCGTCTAGGTCAAGCAAGAAGTCCGAGCAGTTCAAGACAAGCACATCCATCGGTGGCAGGTTCATACGTGTGCCCTTACCGAGCCGTTGCTTCTTCATGTGAGCCTTAGTGCGCCCACCCTTTAGCTCATCCACAACATCCGTGTACGCAATCTGTTGTTTGCTGCACCATTCACGGAACACCTTCGGAATCAAGTACAGCCGCCTGATGTCGTATTCATAACGAGCCACAAACTGGAACCGGGGTGCATTGTCTGGAATGATGCAGATATCGGCATCGTTTGTGTACCGTGCATCCTCGGTGCTCTTGATACGAAGAATGTTGTTGTAGTTCTCTGCGAGGAAAGTGGTGAGGATTTCTTCTGCATTGGTGTTGTTCTCAATATAGCCAGTCTTGTTACGGATAAGCACTCCCGTAATCCACTTGAACAACTCGGGGATGTCGTAGTTAATGAGCCCCGCTTTCTTGGCAATCACTGCCCCAGCCAGAGCAGACGCCGCTTGAGCAGACCAGAACCTATGCGGCTGCAATAGCCCTGCGGCTTTGTCAATTCTTTCTTGCATAGAAAAGAACAACTGCTTGGGTTCATCCCCCCGCTGCATGAGTAACTGCATGTACGGTACACACGCATGACCGTAGTTATTTAACAGCAACTGCCCGAACGCATCAGTCTCAGACTTGGAATCAAACGAGTACGCAGTAACTGGGGCTTCTACTATGCGAACGGTTTCGGCTTTGGGCATAGCCTTGAACATCATGATTCGGCTAATGAGGCTGGTGTTACCCGTGCTGCAAGCATTAAGCCGCCATTGATCCCCCCGAAACCGCTCTACGTTGCCGCCCATACTAAGCCGATTCCGTTGTGCGCCGCCTGTCAATCCATAGACAAGATCACTTGCATCCTTGGGCAAGATGTTTGTAAGTTCGTCCATTGTTAAAAAGACGTTCTTGAAAATCTCAGCGCGGTTCATCTTAGAGTTAGCCGTGTCGCGCTCTTGGCACATCATCTCATTCGGGTGTCCCCAGATACTGCTACCCACTCGCATTGCCGTTGTCTTTCCGAGGCCGGGGTCTTTGCTAAACATGTGGAACAAAGCCGAGCCGTCTGGACTGTGGGCGACCAGCGGAGAACCGAAAGAAAGCGCGATGACGTACTGATACATCTCCATGCCAGTACGGTTATAGAAGTCAGCAACTTTCTTCCATTCCTCCAGCGATCCCTTCGACTTGCACATGCTAAACATGCGAAGCGTAGAACTTGATGGTGGGTTGTGCTCGATGCGGTTCGCGTGGATTTCCTTGTCCCCGATAACAAATGCGGAGCAAGTCTCGTCGGTCCACCCGAACTGCCGCCTAGCAATATCTGCGTTAGTGTCATTCTGCAATTTGTTCACCCATGTAGTTATGTATGTCATGAGTTCTTCCATCTTCATCATGGCTACACCATTCATAGCCATAAATTTTCGGAACTCATCTTTTGCTAACGATGCTGCAAGAGGTATGGTGAATTCCCGTACACCATCCTTCGGTAAATGCAATCGAACTACCATCGCCTCCCCCACTTCTGGGTCGTGCAGTCGGCGGGTAACATATAAGTCGTTGTGGTAAACCGGAATTTCTAGCGGGTCACCTTGCTTGTCTTTGGTTCGCTTGAACACCCCGCCGTGTACTCCTCGGAAGTAGGGCACTGGGTATTTCGGTATTACATACTTTTGCTTCCCTGCAATCGGTGCGACTTCGGGCACATCTTCAACAACGTAAACCTCACCATCATCGGGGGCTTCCTGCACTTCTCGGCCCAGCACAATTGGGCTCTTCACATGATTCATGTGCATACATGATGCACATACCCCGGGGTTCAACTTATCAAAGGTAGTGCATGTGTACGGTCCCTTTATCTGATCTAACTTCCTAGCCGTGTCGTCTGCGCTGTACCCCGGATGTTTATATGAAATGCGGTGAGCGGCCTTTACTCCGTCTTCACAAAACTTCGTGATCGACAGCCCACCGCGCCACATTGGTTCGCTGATGGTGTCTTGCTGCTCGATGATCTGCTTGAGTTGGTTGCACCCCCGGCCTTCCGCCGTCTTGATTACGATGGTCTTGAAAATGTTCTTGTAGTTGCCAAGAATTGAAGATGCGATGTCGTCTTCTAAGTCCGACAACGGTACGCTTTTCAGTACGCTTTTCGGAGCGCCGAGCAAATCTCGGAACGCTGCAAACTCTACTTCCTCGGCAACCTTCCCGATAACCTGCACCGAACTCGGTGGGCTATCCTTGAAATTGGATGTCCCCGGTACACGAAGCACTCGCGCTGTATCAGAAGTAACCGCAGGATCAGCAACCAGTCCATGTATCCCACACAAATCTTTAAGCCGTTCAGCAACGGGAACCCACTCAGATACCTGAATTGGGCATGACAGTACCCAATATATGTGTAGTCCTCGCCCCGAACTGATGATGGTCGGCTTGGGAAGCCCCACCGTAAAACAAAATTGACGCAGTGCAACAAGCCCATCACCCTGCCCACCGGGGTAACCCTCGGTTTCGTCTTTGTGTGCGCCGCAGTCAATGTCAAGAAAGAACGATTTAAGACTTAGCGCATTGTCAGCCCTCCTGTTTTTATCTGTTTGGAATCGGGCTAACCCGAAGTAGGCATCGAAGCCTTCTTGACATAGGTTATCCGCTGCGGAACAAGCAGCTTCAATGGTGGCGTACAGCTTCTGGACTACACGTTTCTTCGCTGGGTTCGCCCCAAAAACGCATATGTACCCAGTGCCCCCAAGAACTGCGGAAAGGAAATCGTGTGTTTGCATATCCGCATTGCGTCAGGGTAGGAGAAAGTAAAAGAAAGGAAGCGATGGGGGCACGTACTCAAAAATGCTACATACGTAGCAAAATAAGCTACACCCCCATCACCCCAAACTCAGTTACTCGTCATCCCAACCAGTCACAAGGGAATCCAAACTAGAAGTCGCAGGATCGGGCTTCTTGCTGGCAACCTTCTTAGGTGCAGGTTCGTCTTCTTCCTCTTCAACCACAGCCGCCTTCTCCACTTTCGGCGCAGCAAGTTTCTTAGGTGCTGGCTTTTCTTCCGGCTCCTCTTCAAACAACGCAGCGGCTGGCTTCTTCGGCGTAAGGTTCACCGTCAACTTGATAGCCTCTTCCGCTTCCTTGGAAGTACGCATCTCACGAACAACTGCAAGCTCATCTTCCGTAACTGCACGGACTGGCTTGAACGTCAGTTTCGGCGTTGGGCTTGCCGTATCGAAACGCATCTCGGTAATGACCCCAGCAATCGGAGTACCGTGGGCTCGCAGATGACGTGCATATGCTTCCAGTGGCAGCTTGCCCTTCTCACCATCACCGAAGATAGAAGTAGCAGGAAGGATCAATTGATACACTTCCTTCTTCTGAACCTCGCCCTCAAGCAGCACGGCAACCCTCTGCTGGAATCGGCAAGCGCGGCTATCACCCTGCCCAGAGCCCTTGATGTTCTGGGGGCAGTCCATGCACTTAGCCGACTGACGCTGATCTGCCGGGACTTCTGGAGCCGACACTTGGGTGTCATGCGACCAGCAAGAAGGTGAAGCGTTTTCACCCTCAACGTATGGACCAGAGAAGTACGTGCGGTTTTTGGTCGGTGCGGCTTTGATAATGACCACGCCGATAGACCGCTCTTCGCTAACGCGATATTCCTTGCTACCGATCATCTCGCGGAACACACCGCCCTTGATCGACATACGACGCATGCCAACTTCACCACCAGCAAGATTGTTGGTCGTGTCATCTTCCAGCCCCACCAGATATGCTGGGACGCCACCTTTGAACAATGAAAGTTCGCTCATTCTTTATCTCCTTAAATGTCTTGGTCTGGGTTATCGACAAGTGCTTCCACATCGTCGTCAATCTTCTTGGTCCGTACATCACGCAATGCAGCATCGACTTCAGACAACTTGAACCGGAAGGTTTTGCCTACCTGCAAATATGGAATTGTGTTGGTACGAATCCATGCACGGACGGTAGAAATAGACACCGTGTAGTGTTCTGCAATATCGTTAATCGTTACATACTTATTTTCAGTCATTACGCTTTCCTCACAGTTACGGTAAATTCGCTATCCACATTCAATCCCGGTGGGAGCAAGTCGGGGTTCTGCTCAAGGAAAGTTTTTGTGTTTCCCTGATGCAGACGTTTTTCCAGAAGCTCGGGCACGTTGTGCTCTACCACAAACTTGCCCATAGACTCCCAATCGTTCGTCCAGTACCGCTGCCTGATGGTGCGGTAAAACAGCCCCGCTTTGGTACGAACGCTTTCGATGTTGTGTTCTTTACAGTACGCCAGCAAAGCCGACTTCACTTGTTGCATAGAAGCCTCGACCTTGGACAGTTCTGCTTCGTGGTCCTTAACAAGCGCATCCCGTGCGGTACGCATCTTCAAATACACCCTCACCAGCTTTTCTGGGGGCACTGTTCCATCGGCGGGTGATGCCGTGTCTGTCATTCCGTTCTCCTTGGTTGGTTACAGAGCCTACAGTCTAATGCTGTTTGGCGGCTCAGTCAAGCAATTGTTTGTAAAGATCAACAATTTGTGTGTGTACAGCGTCTTTTGTATCTAACATCTTGTATACGTGTCTTTCAGCCGCTGAACCTTGTAGCCTGATAACTGTTGTAGGGTGATGTTGCCCTGCCCGATGCACTCGTGCGTTTGCTTGCGCGTAAGTTTCGAGAGAGCTTGTCGGCCCCCACCACACTATCGTGTCTGCTGCAGTCAGAGTCACCCCGTGTGCCGCAGCTTGTGGTTGGATGACTAGTATGCGCGGTTCCGGTGTTTCTTGGAAGCGTTTGAAAATCTCGGTGCGCTTGTTGGCCGACACATCCCCGTTGATGATCTCTGCGGTGTAGCCATCCCCCAGCAGCTTATCGGTCAGAATCTGGATCGAGTTGCGAAAGGGGACGAACACTAACACCTTGTTAGCCGCCTCGTCAACGACTTCCTTCAGTACAGCGTATCGGTTCCTGATGTCGAACTCGATTGTTTCCTTGTTGTCGGAGTAGACGGCACCGCATGAGAGTTGCAACAACTTGCTTAAATTAACTGCAGCGTTAACGGAGGTGATCTCCTCGCCGCCAGCCTCAATAATCATCTGGTTCTTGAGCAGCTTGTAGTACTTTTCCTGCTGCTTGGTCAGGGCCACAGCACGGTCAACGTAGGTCATCTCCGGCAGATCAAGGCACTCTTCTTTGGTGAATCTGATCGCAGGTTGCAGCACTCGGTGAACAGTTTTTGTGGCCGACTCTTTAGGAACCCAGCGGAATTGTGTCGCCCGGTACATCACCATTTCTTTGAATGATGTAAAGAACTTAGGTACACCTTCAGGGTTAATCAGTTTAGCTAATCCAAAAGCATCAACGGGCGACTGAGCCGCAGGGGTTCCGGTCAGCATCCACAGCCATGTTTGCGGGGTCATCAGTCGGTTCAACGTCTTCCACCGCTCGGTACTTACGTTCTTATAGTGGGTTGCCTCGTCAACGACAATCAGGTCAAACCCTCCCTTGGCGACATCTTGCTCAACAATCGACAGTCCATCGTAGTTGATGATGACAAACTCGGCGGGGCCGTTGATTACTTCTCGCCGCTTATCAGCCGACCCGTATGCAATATCGACTGATCGGTGCATGGCAAACTTGAACAAGTCTGACCGCCATGCTGAGTCCATGATCGACAGTGGGCAGATCACCAGCACACGGCGTATGCGGCTTTGTTTCATCAGGTAGTCCGCCGCCCAGATCACGCTACCCGTCTTGCCAGTGCCCTGCTCGTTTAGGCAGAACGCTTTTTTATGCAGCGTTAAGAACGCCGCTGTTGTTTTCTGATGGTCAAACGGTTTGTAGAGTCCGGGCCAATCGTAGCTACGAAAAATAGGTGAAGGTACGTTTTTTATTTTCAGGTTCTTTAACACCTGAACTTCATCTAACCCCCAGTTCACCAGCACCGTGTGCTCATCAAGTGCTTTGCTTTTTGGAATGATGTTCGTCACCTTTGCAGGGTCACGCAACTTTAGCAACAACGCTTTGTTCTCTACGATTTCCATGTGCTCTATTTGTTGTACTCATGGCAAAACAGGCAGAACAGCCTTAACCGTTCTGCCTTACCGAATTATTGCCAGTTCCCGGAGCGAATGAAAGGAACCCCGTGCTGGCTGGTGTAGTTATAAGGCTGTGAAGCCCTTACCGCTCACCCACACCTTACAGCGGCATCCATGAACCAGATGAAATTATGCCACTAGTTGATCTGAGGAGTCAACTGCCGCGACTTTTTTATTTTCTCGGGGCTAAGAAAAGTCATGCTTCGGATCATGGACTTTGGAATCTGGTCCCGTGCGCCGATCAACTCAGGGTTCCATGCCTGTGTCAAGATAACACCATTCTCTGTATCAGAAAGCAAAAACCCCACCGAAAAAACCAAGTGGGGCTTGTATGTGTGATCGCGGTTTTCAACCCATGAGGTTGCGTCTAAGGTTTTGGCATCTTCCCAAACAACCATAACGATAGGCGGCTGCACCATGTATCACCCAATAAATTCGTTAACAACTTTTCGGATTTCTTTCTTGTAGCGGCTCACTGTCTCAGGACGTATACATAGCCTTTTTGCTATGTCCTTGCCTTCCAGCCCTTGTATAAATAGGTATAAAACCTCTAATCGATAGTTTGCTGTTAACTTGTTTTCTACTCGTTCAACAGCTTGCATGGCCTGAGCATGGCTAAGAGTTGTGTCTACACTGCCACGCTCACTAAAAGATTCTTCGTAGTCGTCTACGTTGGTGTTCAGTATCGCCCCGTTCTTACCGCGAGAGGGCCACATGTACCGAACCCAATCGATCATCGCCCACCTAGCGCACTGCGCTACAAAGGCACGGGTGTGTTTTGCATCTAGCGTTGCGATCTTGTCTCGTTGTAGCCAGACAGCCAGCCGTCCTTCTTGAAGGAGGTCATCGAATTCTACTTTAGCGGGAGGTAATTTTCTAAGGACGCTTCGTGCGATCTCTTTAATTACCTTCTCCATACATTACTTCTTCTCGCCCTTTTTGTGCAAGTTGCGGCTCCGGTTTGCGGATGGTGACTCTAACTTATACCCATCGGCGTTGGTCCCGCCCTTGGCGAGTGCCTTCACATGCGACACATCCTTACCCGCACGGTTGACGCCCTTCTTATCTAACGCACGACGAGCGCGTTGCCGCTCCATCCGGTTCTCGTGCTCACCGCGCTCCACTTGCGCTTTGTACTCTTCTTTATATGGGCGGGGGGACTTTGTGTACGCCATGATTTACCTTACTTCCTACCATTATGGGGGCAGCTTGTGACAATGCAGTGCGCTCGGCACAGTCCGCTCGGCTTTGGATTCCAGACATCCGTTTGCATTGCCACCTTCAGCCGATTATGCCGCTGAACCCACTTCTCCCACAGTACATCTTGTTGGTCAGCACTGTGCTTGTCCTTGATGAACGCATTGCATACTACAAACAACAAGCCAGACTTCACCTTCTTGATCGTGGGGAAGTGCTTAAACACGCAAAGAGCCATGAGTTCCAGTTGTCCCGGATCGGCATACTTCGCGCTTTTACCTGTCTTGTAATCAATAACTCGCCCTTCACCCGTTTCATGGTCAAGAATCAGCAAGTCGGCAATGCCACGGAACCAAACATCTGGATCGTCAAATGCACACGGTGTAAGGTCTTCCTTCACACCCATCTCATACTCACAAAGTTTTTCTCCTGACATCTGCTTGAGATTGTCGAGAGTGGACTTAACAAAATTAAAGTATTGGGGTAACGGAGTATTGTTTTTAATGTAGAACTCTGCTGCCTCGTGAAACCTTGTGCCATACAGCATGGCTTCAGTCTCAGACTCTACGTGATCTTTCAGAATCCTGATGTGGTGATATTTGCGTGGGCACTGCTCAAACAACTTGATGCTACTGAAAGACCAGCGAGTATTCACTTGGTTCGTTCCTTGTTCTGCATGATTACCAAAGAGTTACGGAGGATGCGGCCTTCCGCGATCAAGTACATAGTCAGTTCCTCTGCTTGCGCCAAGTTACCGTGCAAACAATCGTAGTGTATCTGTTTAGCCAACTTGTCTATCTGCATTAGTGGCATAGCGTAGTCAACGATCTCTTCTACTTCGATCTTCTCAATCATTAACAATCTCCGTAAGATTTACCGAATCCGCTTTCGCAGTTCAGGGGTAATCCAGTGGCCCACTCGGGAACCCACCGCATGCACTCTTCCACGTAAACCTGTGCTTCCCAAACTTTGGCGTCAGGTACAACACACGCCACTGCGTCATGCACCGTAAGAACCACCTTGTATCGCTTGGCGATACGGACCATCTGTTCCCCGATGATGCACCTAGCGATTGCTTGGCAGACGTTCTCTACAACTTTACCGCCATATATCTTGATGCGGCCTTTGCGCGTCTTGTACGTAAACTCGTACCCTTTTTCTCCTTGCCGCGCTTGGAGATCATCATACCGCAAGAGCAGCCCGTTTGGTAGTTTGATGCCAGTCTCTTTAGGTACAACTTCGAGAACCCCAGCCCGCCCCACCGATGCACCGTTACCTTGGCTCAAACTAATTAACATCTTCTGCGCTTGCGTCCAGAGTCGGGTGATCTCGGGGCTTGTCTTGCGGTAGATGTCGATGATCCGCCGTGCTTCTTCGATTGAGATTTCGGTTGACGGGGTAGAACTCTTTAGTGCTGCTTGAAACTTAGCCGCACCCATACCGTACCCGCAGCCGAGGATAGTGGTCTTGCCCACAAACCGTTCTGGCTTGGTGATGTCGGCTTCGGGTTTACCGTAGATGGATGCCGCCATCTTTTTGTACACATCTTCTTTCTTGGCAAAGGCTTCAACCAAGTCTTCCTGTCCTGCCAACCACGCCAGCACCCGCGCTTCGATCTGCGCCGAGTCAGCATCGATGATGCTGTAGCCCTCTGGGGCTTTGATAGCCTTCTTCAACTTGCCGCCGTTGATCCCACGACTAGGCAGGTTCTGCAGATTGATTTTGTCCGATCCACCGAACCGCCCTGTATGTGCAGCGTAATACTTAATCGGCACGGGTAGTGCGCCCCGCTCGGCTATGGAGATGAACCGTTCTGTGCGGGTTTCTTCCAACGTGGACTTCATACCCAACCGCGCAGCAACCAGACCTTGCACTCTCCAATCAGGATGTTCCTGCAAAGCGAGGAACCCTTCGTCCGTCTTGGCAAAAGCAAACGCTTCCTTACCCGTAAGTGGGCTGATCTTAGTTGGAGGAGTAACACCGAGATTCATCAGGGCTTCCGCAAACTTCGGGTTGCTCATCAGATCATCAGTGGTAACGCCGCTATCAGCGAGGAGGGCAGCCTTCTTGTCCTGCACTTCCTGCAAGTGTTCGCCCAGCATGATCGTGTCCAATTCAAGCACGGGCTCGGTAAACATCCGGGTGGTTATGTCGATAAGTTTTAGCTCGCTTCTCGGAAACTTGAGGAGCATTGTGTTGAACAACATGTACGTAAGCACTACGTCATTGATGCAGTAGTCCCCGTATCGCCCAAGTTGTTCTTCAGAGAAATCCTTTCGGCGTATCCCCAATGCGTTCACAACTTCAGTGCCCTTCACGCCCAAACCGTAGCGTTCAGACAACGCAGCCAGACTGCCACTCACCTCGACACCGTGCAACGCACGGCCCATGCACAACGTATCGAGCCAGACCTTCGGACGAATATCGAACTTCCAATTAAGGATTGCCCCGTCGAACATGGCATTGTGTGCAAGTGCCATCGAGTTCGCCCAGTCGAATTGCTGCAACCAAGTCTTCAGTTCTTGATGCGTACCACTGGCCCACTCAGTTTCTCCGTTATCAACTTTGACGGCAACGCCGATAACTTCAAACAGCGGATCACGTATGTACTCCTCTGTGGTTATCTTTGACAGACTGAAATCCTTATCGTAGTAAGTTTCAAAGTCGATTGTTATTACGGTCACTTCATTCTCCTTTTTGGTAATACCAAACTTCTTTTGAACGCTTTGTCTTGGCGTTCGCCTTCACATCTTTGCTGTGTGTCCACGGGAGCCATGTTGCTCCTTCTTGCTCGCAAACAAACACTTCCCCGCCCCTGCTCTTAGACCACTCGGCAAGGTGTGGAAAGTCTATGCTTTCGCAGTTGTGGACATAGTGTTTCCCTTGATTTTGATATGGGGGATCAATGAACCAAGTTGCTTCCTGATTGGGTATCTCAGAGTAGTCGTCGACCAAAGTACATTCCCAGTGCTTTATGCCTGTAACTTGTTGAGATATACGCTCACGCCTACCGATGCCCCAGAACTGCTTTGTTTCTTTGTATTCTTTAGCCCACTTACTTTTGGTTTTGGCGGGGGATACGATTCCGGTGTTTAGGCAAAATCCAATAAGAACCTTCGCCCCGTGTGCCACATCTAGTTCGTCTGTATGGTCAAACTCTATTGGTAAGCGCAGCACATCTTCTGGGGAGGCCGAAATCAACCACTTCCACATGGCAACTAAATCGGTATTAACTTCGTACAGTTTTACGTTTTTTTCCGAGTGTCGCAATGAATACCCCGCTGCGCCAGCAAAGGGTTCTATCACCGTATCGTACTTTGGTGGGCCGTACATTGCAGATATACGGTATTTACCCCCAAAATAGTTTATGAATGTCTTCATGCGTTCATTTACCAGCCACTACCAGTAACTTCTTTGAGTTTCTGCATGTAATGTTTAGCTTTGGATGCGTCGTCGCTACCCTCTTTGCGACCTGCACGTAGGGCGTACTTGCATATGTTGCCTTTAAGAAATCCTACAAACTCCTCATGAGTAAGCACGGCTTCCATCAATTCCCAAGGGGAAATCGCCATGTCTTTGTAATGATTTCCGCCCACTTGTATCTCGTTTGCTACTTGTTCAGTCATGATCGCCCCAGTTTTCAACCTTATCTTTAATCTCTTTAATCTTACGTAATGCACATTCGTAATGCTGCGGCCCCCACTTCCAGCAGTCGGGAGCATGAGTCCCAATGCGGGAGAAGCGATTGGCTTCGTAGTACAACGCCTTACGCAGACGAGATATCTCTGCATCCTTCTCATCTTCAGTCATTTTCTTCTTCCTTTCTTTTCAATCTGGTCATCAAACAATGAAACTCAAACGATGCAAGGGGTGTTAGTTCCTCCTGCATGATTAAAAACTCTCTTAGCCGTTCGAGCCTCCGATCCATCTCCGTCTTCATTGATTTACCGATGATGTTTCGTGGTTTCTTTGGCTCGTTCATGTGCGATCCTTATATCTATTGTATCTCCATGCCGTAGCCTCGGCATCGATACGCTGCCACACTACTTCGCGTTCTTCCTCTGTCATGCTCAACCACTGCGCGACTTCGATGTAGGTTCTGCCGCAGCCTTTACACACTTCGTCATAAAGTGTTGTGCAGACTGCAACACAGGGACTTTCTGGGCGCGTCATGTGCGGCTTCGTTTGGGCCAGTCTTTCGGGCGGTTTGCCCACTCAACTTCCAGTTGTCTTGCTTCTTTCTTTCCCGCCCAGTATGCGGCCTTCGCTGCTGACTCATGAGCAAATGCTGCCCACGACCAGCGTTCGCCGTCCCACCATCGATAGGTTCCGTAGTACAAAGCGGCTTTCATCTTTGTCGGCCACCAGCCCACGCTTGGGGGATTGCCGTTATTGAACTCCATACTCTCGCCTTCTGTACAACTTTTACATAGCCACATTTTTGTGCGTGGCTGAACACGGCCCCCTAGAGCCATCTTGTTTTGTTTGCACCGCCAACAGAACCGTGTGAATGTTCCGATAGCCATCAATCCCCCAAGTTCATCAGCACTAACGCCTCTTTGATCTTGACTGTAAGTTCGTCCCAGTATTCGGCAGTGACACAGGTTTTGATGTTCACACTTGCGGCACACCCGTCTATGTTCTCAATGATGAACAGCAAATCAGAAGTTTCCCCGCACACACATTCAATTCGGGTTGGATACAGTTTCATTAGTTTATCCTTCAAGGTTAATTTGCCTAAACTCACTCAATCCCATGCGCTGTCTCTAACTGCTCAACCTCGCGCCGTTTTGATTCGTACATGAAGTGCAGCAACTCAACGCGACCAACATAATCAGAAGCCGACCAGTCTTTACTGTCGGGGTAGAGAGATTCAGGCAGTGGATAGGGCTCCTGCTCAGGCTGCGCTAGGGCAGCATAGTAAAGAGGCGTCCAATCACTACCAAACAGCCCACCATCACTTAACGCCAGTTTGTTGTCACGTTGACGTAGCCACGCCACAGGCTTTTGGTCACTCATCCTTCATCCCTAACCCACAAAAACATTTCCGACACACCCGCCCCTGCATCGATGAGTTGTTCTTCTGTGTACTCGTTCGGGTGGTATACGGCGTGTCCTTTTGGGCTTATCGTTTTACCTGCCCACCCCGGACCTACAAATACCCCCGGCTTGGAGTAATGTGGGACGTAAGTGATGTTGTGTTTTACATAAACCTTTTGGTTGGCACACTCTATGTAATCTTTTTCGTTATTCATTTTTCCCTTTCGTTGCTACTTCTCTACGCTTGCGGTCATAGCAGACAATAAACTTCTTGTCCTTACTAAGCTCGCAGTCGAATAACTCGTCATCAGGTACTTCTTCGGGTTGATCCGATTTTGCACAAGCCACCAACAGCATGGCAACCAGCACAACTAATACCCGCATGGCCTTGCTACCTCTCGCACCCACTGCCCCAGTTCTTTAGCGGTCATACCATCGGGGCGTTTGACATCAGCGGGAATCTCCCATCCTGTGCCCGTTGTTTTCAGTATCTCTTCGATTGGAATCCGATTACGCATGGATTCTTTTGCGGCTTTGCTGGCAACTCTCCAGATCAAAGCCATACGATCACCCCCGCACAAAAAACAATAAGCCCGACGCACACTAGTATTCCTATTAGGTTGCTAAGAATCTTGTTCTCTTTGTTAATATCTTCGGGCCAACCGCAAGCCATAGGCACGGGGCAGTTTTCTCGCTTGCCACCGCATGTGCCGCTACACATCTCCTCCGGTATCTTTGTCTTCATTACTTTCTTCCTTTGTTTGGTTGATGGTTACTTCTGCATAAGTTTCGATCCACACTTTTGCACCACAAGACAGCGGTGACTCAGGCTGATACACAACGCGACTCGGGCCATGAATCTCTACCTCATGTGCATACACATTCGACTTGTAGGTTTTCACGGTGAGCACAGGGTCATTCGCTCCCGTCTTCGCGTTGCTCTTCACCACATGCTGATTTACGTGAATTAGTGTCTTCATCTGATTTGATACTTGAAGGGCCAAGCACTGCTTCCTCGGTATAAAAACGGTGCAAGTTTGCACACTCCCTGCGCCGAATGGCTTTTCTCGTTGAAAGAACCCTCGTCCATGCTCCGCACACTGGGCATGAAAAACCTGCTGTACTTGGCCCCATCACTCAACTGCTCAATTTTTTCTGTACTTGCAGTTGCTGGGACAACGCCCACTTCGGACCCAACATCTTTACTGCTCGTGCCCATTTCAGTTGGTTTACCTTGTTCAATTCTTCCGACGCAAACTCGCTAGTCCACAACCGACGCGAGGCTTTCAGCAAAGATGTATTCATTACTTGACCCCCCGCAGCACGGTGTATGCGGCTTTGATCCGTGCAAAGAATGTTTGTGGTGGAAGGAGCGCGGGTGCATGTGGCTCGTTAAAAGTGAACTTGGGTGGGGGCGTGACAGGTGCGGCTTCCATAGCTTTGTAGGCACGAACGATTTCGTCCCAATCCGTTGGAGTATTTGTCTCAGTTTTATTTTGCTTCGCAGCTTTGGCGACTTCCTGCTGAAACCAGTGTTCGGTTCCCATCTCAGTCCCGATGGTTCCAACAGTGTTCTTACGTCGCATCTTCTCTTGCCACCGCACGGAGTACACGGTTTGCGCGTTGATCCCCAACAACTCAGCGATCTCTCGCGGAGACTTGCCCTCATCTGATGCAAGGACGATTCGCTTTGTAAGGCTCGTGGTTTTCTGCTTGGACTTCTTCGGTTTAGCCTTGGCCTTGGCTTTCGGTTTAGCTTTCATTGGTTTCGTTTGTTTCGTTTGTGGGATTTGTGTGGTTACGGTATCCATGTTTTCTCCAATCATTTTCAATTCTCCTTAGTAAGTAATCAAGTTCTGTTATGTTATGTTCGTTTACAACGAACGCCGATCCATCTGCTTTTTGTATTTGCTGCAGATTCTTTTCCTGCAATGCAGTCGGTGTGTTCTTGCCAGCCTTGCACTCGATCCCAATAAACAGACCAGCAAGGCAAACAAGGAAGTCAGGTGCGCCAGAGTTGCCATACCCGCTTGTGACAGGCATGACGTAGTACGCACCCAACTCGGTTAACACCTTCCGCACCGCAGCTTTAACTTTAGCTTCGGGCGTTTGTGCCATTACTTCTTCTCCAACTTCTCACCAGCAGACGGGTAGACCCAGAAGACATGACCCGCTACTCGCCTACCAATACCTTCCAACTCTTCGGTTGGTTTGCTGCAATCAATACCAGACAGCACAGCTAACTTCTGCTGCATCCATTCTGGCAAGTCGTCCACCGAATCATAGATCAAGTCGTCGTCCACTGGAAGCATCTTTGGGTCTTTATTTTTCGGTGTGGTAGAAATACTTTCACAGCCCCAAGTGAAGACTCGCACGGGATGCAGATCATTCACACCCACATCCACGCGGTGAATGATTTGTTCTTCTGTTGGTTTCATTGTTGCTTTCGTTACTAACGTGTCTTCGAGTCGGTCAAGCTCACCATACGGCATGCTTGTAGCAGATGTGTTCAGCCCTTCCAGATTGTTCCAGTTGTATCGTTGCGCCCTTCTCCTGAGCGCATACTTGAGATCGTCCCACTCTTTAGTTGACATAAAGAAATATGATTTGGTTATGTGAGCATTGGGGTAACTACCACCCCCCCAGTATCTTTTACCCACCCCCTCGTTCATGTCAACTCCCGCTCCAACCAGAACGAAGTAGCCGACACCTTCCTGCCCACACCGGGGATGCTCGTGCCATCCTCCACCATAGACAGAACAGCGACCTTCTCTTGGATGTCCAGCGGCAAGTCGGATGCGGGGAATTGGGTTGAGGTGCCAGCACCTGACGAGACTTCGTTGCGGAAGTTTGTGTCAAAGGTAATCACGTTGACCCGCATCACACCCACGTATTCTTTGAACTGCACGAAGTACGCACCGATCTTGCGAGCCTTCTCAACCTCGGCCTCGGCTGTTGCCTTGAACAACTCTTCCGCAGCAGACTTGAACTCGGGCGTTACGAACTGCACACCCAACCGGATCAAGTTGTGAAGTTCTGTTCTAACAACATTGAAGGAAGTGCATTTATCTACGAAGGAACGCGCATTGTTGACAGCCCCGTCCTTCTGGTCACGCACCTCCCTACTGAAATCACGGAACGACATATCCGCCACTTCCTCCAGCGTATGCGGCACGAGGAATTTACATGCGTTCTTGACTGCGCTCTTCAGGTTGTCCGTGATCGCCATGTGATGTTGGTCGTTGTAGTACTTGACCTTCTGGTTCTCGATCTTGCGGCTCGCCACCATGTACTTGTTGATGGTTTCGTAGTTCTTGCGTAGCCGATAGTCACCCCAGCCGATCTCGCCAAGCACGTAATCGTGCCCCTCACGGTATGCATACAAACGACAAAACAACCTACGCTCATTTACCCATGAGTGCCTGTTCGTGTTGCAGAACTTGATGGCAGGGTTAACCTTGCGAATTTCTGATGCCAGTGCGAAAAGAGAAGGAGCGACGGGGATGCCGTCGATGTAGTCCAAGTCTTTTACGTCTTCGCCCTCCGGCACTCTTCTATCTTCTTCGTTCCATTCCTTCATTCGCCTATTGGATTCCCTAACCATGATGCTGGTTTTCATTGCTTCGTATGTCATCTCATTCTCCTTAGTTATTCCAGTCGATGTGAACAGCCGACCCCGTAGTGGGGCTTGCTGACTTGTTACCTGCAATACACCACAAGACAGGGCAGGGCCATGCGCCACCCCAGTCCGATCCAACCCAGCCGTCAGTCAACACCACACACACTTGCGGCTTGATACCCTCGGACACCATGTAATCCGTGATACACGATGGTGAAGTACCGCCACCCCCGGCTGGCCGAGTTGATGCTGCCAAGTTAATCAGTTCCTCACGCTCATACTTCTCGTCTTGGCAGACTGCGGTATCCCAGTACAGCAAGCGCAACTTCTCGGGCCGCACAGTCTCGCAGATAGCAGTGATCTCACCCAAGAACTGAGCAACCTCGCGGTCACCGATGCTGCCTGACATGTCAACGGCGATCACCAACTCGCCCATGATCTCGGACACGCCAGACGGCATGTATATACCCGATGCAACGAAGCGACGGTTCGGCTTACGCCATGTAGAGAACTCGTTACCAGCACACGTTGCTTGCAGATACTCACGGAGCGCATCTTGCCAACGCACCTTAGCAGCAAGCATGTCACCCAGAACACGATCACCACCCTTGCCTGACTTAGATGCAAGCAACGCACCCTGACGCACAGCCTCATCCATCTGCCTAGCGTTCTCGGCTTTCTCCTCTGCGCTTAACTTGTCCGCTGCATCCCAGTCATGTTCATCAAAGCCATCATCAGCCTCATCACCAGCCTGACCCCCTTGACCATCACCGTCCTCACCCTCACCCTCGCCTTGACCCTCGCCCCCATCCTGCTCATCCTCTTGCTCTTGCTCTTGCTGTTCCTTCAGCATCTTGTACACAGTCGGGCTGTCCATACCGAGGAACTTACGATCAGCACAGCCACCCTTGGGCATAACGAGGAAGCCTTTAAGTTCTCTGTCGTACTGCTCGATCTCCAGAATCTGCAGGTTGATAACATGGTCACACGCCTGATTCGCCAGAGCACCACCTTCTTTGTACATCCAGCCCCAAGTGGTCAGATGGTTGTACATGCAATGGTAGGTTTCATGCAAAACAAGGAAGCGAAGCTCGGCGTCGGTCAAACTGTCAACGAACGCCTCACCGTACTTACACCAAACACCGTTAGTCGCGGCGGTCTTGATCTTGTTGGTCGTATCCACCGCATGCTGTACACACAACAGCACACCGGACAACGGCACGAAGTAATCTTTAGAGAGAAGATCACGAACCGACTTCTCCAACCGCTGCGCTGCGGTCAATTGCTTACCGATCATCAACATATCCTTCTCCATTCAGTTATAAACATTTATAACAAGGCTGAACCATTCAGCCTTGCTTCCCACACTATACCACTACTTACCGCTTGTCACTAGCAAACAAGTGATTATTTTTCAACGCCCAGTCAGCGTATTTCTTGTTGGTGAACACCTCCATCAACCGCTTGGACTTCGGCTTACCGCTTGAGTCCTTCTCGACACTACGGACGATGGCATTGGCAAACATACCTTGCGCCTCGGCTGGCAACCGCAGCATGTAGTCCATCCACGCATCGCACCAGTTACGCTCGATACATCCCAACGTCCGATGCACAACCATACACACCACAGAGTTGTTAGTCGGAACCTTGCAGGTAAGCGGGTTAGCCTTGATGTCATCCAGCCTTGGCATATCAAGTGCAACAGTAATGTATGCACTCATGTCAGACGCAGCACGTTGGCCCAGCGTACCGATAAGCGCAGCCGTCAATTCATGGGACGACATATGCTCGCGCTGTTTTAACCAGTGGCTCGCCATCTCCAGCGTTCTCGGCGTAACGAACGACACCCGACCCACCGCCTTTGGGTGAAAGATATATTCGTTATCCTTGGGATCGATAACGTCCTCGAACGAAGCAAACACTTGCGGGTTCTCCCTCACCCACGACAGGATGATTGGGTCGATACCATTCTCCAAAGCGAAGTCCTCGATCCACTCAACTTCTGTCGGCTTACGAACGCGCAGAACCGTCAGACGATTACGGGCATGTGCTGGCAACAAGTCACCCACACCCTCGCTGCCCAGATTGGTTGTGGCAAAGATGATCGTCTGGGGATGCTTCGTGTAGCCAGCAGTCTTGCCCTCCAGCATCAAGCGGAGAAGGGCGGTCTTCACTGCAGGGTTCGCCTTACCGAACTCATCAATCATGAGAATGATCGGGCCATCCAAGTGCAGACCGAGTTCCTCGTTGGGAACATACTTCACGAAGTCGTTGCCAGTCTCGGCGTCGTTGCCAATCTTTGGGATGGTGATATCGCCCAAGTCTTTCGTGGTGCAGTCAAAGTAGACCGGATGATGGGTTGGGAGCATTGATGCCAGCGTCTTGAGCATGGAAGACTTACCCGTACCCATGTGGCCTTGGAGCAGCACGGTATTCTGATGACCCGTAAGACGGATCATGTTGACGGCTTGAGACAGCGAAACATCATAGATAGATTGCGTAGACATGATTCAATTCCTTTTCATTCGGTTATAAACATTTATAACAACACAACACAAAACAAGGCCGACCCATTCGGCCTTGCTCACTCACACACAAATCACCATGCCATGTTAGACAGGATGGCATCCATCGCCTTCTTAGTCTCGGCACGATACGTATCATCCTCGCGCAGAGCATCGGTAGTTACCCCGATCAATGCTTGGTCAAGCTCGGCATGCAGGGTGGACAGTCGGCTGTCGTTGGTGACATTGAAGTCGGGCAACATGCCGCACAACTCCCGCAGATTGTCCAGAGTCGTTGCATGGATACGCTTCTTCTCGCTGGCCGAACCCTCGCCACCCCAGTCCAACTTGTCCGACATATGTTTGATGGCATCGTACACACGCTGCCACACCCCCTTCATCACACCCTCGATGCGCTCCGTATAAACGCGGTTGTACTCGTCGGCCAGATACTGCTCGGCTTCGCTCTGGATGTTCTGCACAAAGCCACCAGTCGGCACGGGCGGATACGCAATGTTGAACTTGAACTTGTCACGCAGACTTTCCACACTCGGGTATTCATCTGGGTTGTACAGCGCACCGAGTTGCGCTTGTGCCTTGGTTTGTGCGAACTCGTAGGTGGACAGGAACTGCTCGACCAGAGCATAGAACTCGGTGCGTTGCTCGGTAATATCTTTGTGGAAACTTGGGAACCGCATCATCGGCAGATACCGCTGACCCAGATCGCCCCATCCCTCGGTCCCACCGTAGGACCACTGACGCGAACCCGCTGAGAACTTCTTGACTGCATCCAACTCGGCGCAGTCGCCGAGCAACGCTTTCGTTGTGTTGATGTGTGCCTTGTTGGCACCGTTCTGATCCGCCACTTGCTTGGTGGCAGTCTTGTCTTGCTTGCGCCCAGTCCACACGCTGATCGACAACTCAACCAGCACACCGCTTGAACTCAGGGTTGGCACGTTGGTGACAGTCACCGGAGCGTTGAAATTTGCAATGTTCGTAGTATTCATTTCCTGATCCATTCTTTAGGTTGGTTATAAACAGTTATAACGATCTCACTCACACATCGTCCGCCATATTTGCTATTCGCAAACGGCGAACGCTTCTCAACTAACAGACTATAGTATAACACAAGATGATACCAATGTCAAGTAACTGACACTAGATCACACCACTCACATCAACCGCATGTGTTCGTCCAGCACACGGATGGCCTCGATCAAGTCGGCCTCGGAGATTCTCAAGTACTGCTTGTCGTGGTTGTCCAATTCCTCCTGTATGTAATCGAGTTCCTGCTTCATCGTCCAGTACGCACAGTTCAGTGCTTCCTTCAAATTCATTTCCTTCTTCTCGTCGTTCATTCCCTCACTCCTTCTTCAGTTATGTAGTGGTCGAGTCCTCGACCCTCGTTTGCTTCCTGCATTTCCTCCAACTTCTTGGTTGCGCTTGCGGCGTTGGCATATACACCAATCAACAACGACATATCACTATCACCCACCCACACTACCCATACTTTCTTCATCACACGTTCTCCTTAGTCGTTGACCCAGCGCGGGTCTTTTGGGTTTGATTCCCGCAGCGTCTGTGCTGCGGCACTTGTTGTGCAAAACTGATAAGCCCCTTTGTTATAAAGGCTTATAACTGTCCAACTCTTCCTCTCATCCTTTGCGGCCTCCTCACCGCAGACAAGGCACGTTTTGTAACCCGCTCGGCGTCGTGCAGACGCAAAGAAGTCGGAACACACAATGCACAACGGGCGCATCTTTTGCACACCATCTTGCTCACCGCTCATCCTGCCCTCCAATAAAAGATATCCAACAGAACCACTGCCAACGCCAGCACGTACACGGCGCACAATACTGTGGCAGACAAAACAAACTCAACATCGTCCCCATCTTCACGCATGGCACAACTCCCTTCCTTCGTTGTATGCCTCGAACCACTCGCGGGTGAATGGGTCTTCGACAAAGATATGCCGAAAGCCTTCGGAGTCGGTGGCAACTTGCCAGTCGCTTATCGCACCGCAGTTGGCATCCTTACGGATACGCTGCATCGCAGCAGTAAAGTTCTCAATTACGTTTTCAGTTTTCATCTTCATTCCTTGGTTTGGCTAGATTACAGAGCACCGGGATTGATGCACTGTAGATAGCCCCCGGCGTTAACCGGGAGCAACCGTTAAACAAAAACAAAAAACCAACAAAGGCGGAAGTCACGCAATGATCTCGGTTGCTGTACATACGCAGCAACACCGTAGCCGTAAGTCTTTCCTTACGGGCCTATGCGGGTTAGTCTCAGCTTGTTCCCACATCGCAGGAGGGCGAGTAGCTCGCCCCGTTGCCATCGCTCTGGACTACTAGGGGGTGTTGATCTGACCGTTACCAGTCAGCGTCTACGGGAGTCATCCGGTAGCCGTCTTAAAGATCGGTGGAAAATAATCCAACGATCAAGCGGTAAGTACCGAAACAACAAACCAACAGTTCCCCCGTTCTCACGGGCTTTGGATGCTTGTCAGGTGGGTCATCAGACACCCACCGAGTCCGGTTCTCGTGCACCCTGTCACGGTGCACATCTGTCTTTCGACTCGAACCTGCATATTGTTAAAGAGCGTTGAGCGGTGCTCTTCGGTTCTACCTACTTACTACTTACCTCGATCTACCACTCAACAGACTATAGTATAACACATAGCACATCGTAAGTCAAGTAATACAGTTCCTTGCTATCTCATAGCGTCTGGTTGTAAGGTAATGTTCGGAAGGGGTAATGTTCTGGAGGGTGTTCGAAAAAAGGGGGGTAATGTTCGGTGGTTGGGGCACGTAAGTCCTTGATTCATAAGCAATGTTCGTTTGTTCGTAAAGTACAAAAAGTGGACCTTCCCAAAACGAAAAAAGGTAAAAGATACATAATTTTTGAGAAGGTGTATCTTTTGGGAAAAGTCAAAAAGTTGCTCTATAAAAGTGGGGGTGGTACCGAACAATAGAACATTATCAAATAATAATAAGTAATGATAAATAATGACATGTAATTCATGGTTAACAATGGCAGCCTGCGCCACCTGCTTGCGTTTCGTTGCTAAAAGGTAATGTTCTTGAATCACCGAACAATGCAGAACTTCCGCCGAACATTGTCACAATCAGTCATAATCGCAGATAGTGGTAACCAGCAACGTCGTGTGGGGTCAACGTCGGTAAGTCCTTGATTTAGAAGGGGAACCACCAAGTTCTGAATGTTCCATAAGTTCGCTATAAAATGAGGCAAATCGAAAAAAGATACACATTCTCAAAAATTATGTATCTTCATCATTGTTGTCCCGGCTCGCGGGGGAAAACTTTGCGCTGCGCCTGACGCTCCACACCGCTGCATGAACACTGGTTTCACTGGGGTTGTTCTGTAGTTTCCCCGGTGTCCCGGGACAACTTTGCACCGAGTTGCCTGACGCTCCACACCGCTGCATGAAACTGGTTTCGGGGTTGGATAGGTGAAAAAGTACAGACGAAAAAAAGCCCCGCCGGAGCGGGGCCGAGCCGAGCGAGAAAAGCGCAGACGAAAAAAAACCCCGCCGGCGCGGGGTTCAAACTAGCAGGGAAGATTTTTATTCTTCGTCGGACGATTCCATGCCGACAGCGTTGATGACATCTTTCAGCGCGCCGATCACATCGACACAATCGAAGTCGATTTTCTTGTCGTCAGCTTTGCGAATTTTCTTGATCCATTCTTCGCAAGTTTCGACCAGCAGTTCCGCCATCGATTTGTTGCCGCTGTTCGGGCCGCGCTCTTCGACTGAGCGCATCGCGTTCTTGATCGCTTTGAGGAAGTCAGGGATTTCCTTGTCGAGCGCATACATGATCGCTTGACGCATTTCAGGCCCGTAGATGACACGCTGACGAGCCGGAAGCTTGATGCCGTCAGACATTTCTTTCGGGAACCCGTAGTCGATGATCGCGGTTCGAATGGCGGTCAGTTCCTCAGTCGCTGGCTGTTCCTTCGAAGGCTTGAAAATGTCCTTCGAAGTGAAGCCGCGCATGATGAGCTGGTCGCCAAGGAACAGCCACGAGCGTTTCGCGGTGCGCTCGTTCGTCATCCCCGCCACGAAGAATTCTTTCAGGCTGGACATGTCCAGCTTGGCGGTGCGAGCCGCAAACTCATCGATCTTCGCCTGACGCTCGCTGTCAATCTCGTTTCCGAGGGTTTCAACGAAATCAGCAACTGGGGTTTTCTTGGTGCGAGTAGCCATTTTTCATTCTCCGATATCGGTGGATGCGGTATGCATCCTTGAACCGATAGACGTACTGTAGCAGGATCACACGATCTGGCAATAGATAGCATGATTTCCCCCGTATCCCGGGACAACCCACCCGCACCCGGCCCCCCGCTATACAGAATGGGACTCCGCATCGCTGCATAGATTAGTAGCACAAACAAACGACTACCTCTTTTTTAAATCCCCCCCCTCCCTTGTTGTTTTCCCGCAACACGTACCCCACCCCCTCCAATATAGGAACACCCCCCGTCACTTTTATTTAACCCCATTGCATTTTTATTTTGCATACATTACATTTGGCGTACCGCCTTACGGCTGCGATTACTGTCAATGGAAATAACCTGCCTACCTGATCTCGGTGTGCCTATGCCACTGGAAGATATGCCCCATGCGTTACTCCAAGAACGTGTGGCTGCTGCTTGCAAGACGATTCACGAGCTTGCAGATAACGGGTTGGATGCAGAAGCACTCGCTCCAGAGTTCGATGACGAGGTAATCATCGATGATTTGGTGACATCTTTTGCTAAAGATGAAGACAAAACCAATCAAGCACTCACTACCACTGCTTTTTCCCAGTTACGCCCTGCAGTAATCCTGCAAATTGACGACTCGCTACGCGAATTTAGCCATGCCGTTGTAAAAAACGCGGTTCAAATCCGTAATTTCGTCACTAATAAGTTGCTTTTAGAGGCCGGAAATCCCGATGCCAAGGTGCGTATCCGTGCTTTGGAGCTTTTGGGTAAGATTTCTGACGTTGGTTTGTTTACAGAACGCTCGGAAGTGACGGTTACTCACCGTTCTACTGATGATTTGCGTAAATCATTGCGTGAAAAGCTGGATTCTTTGCGGTCCAAGGCCCAACCTGTGCAGGAAATCGCAGATGCAGTGGAGATTGATGCAGATACAGAGATTCTTCCACCCGAAATCTCCTTAGTAGACGATCTTGACACCGAAATTGGCTACGACTCGACAACTTCGTACAGCCCGTTCGTTGATTTGCACAAAGCCCTCGTAAATGGCGGTGATGTGTGAGCGAGGTGAACAGTGAAAGCGGTTTGCTTGCGCTAGATTTATCCGACGAGGATATTGACCTGCTTGTCGAGAACATCGACCAATTCGATGCAGCAGAACAAGAAGAAATCCTGCAAGTTGCTCAGACTTTAGCTGACCGTCGCGCTGCACAAACCTGCCGTGATGACCTGATCGAGTTTTGCAAACATATTCAGCCCGATTATAAGGTTGGTAAGCATCATCGCATCCTTGCAGATATGCTGATGAGTATCGCAGAGGGTACCAAAGACCGGGTTTGCGTTAATATCCCGCCCCGTCATGGCAAGAGTCAATTAGTATCTATCTACTTCCCGGCATGGTTTCTTGGCAAACACCCGGATAAGAAGGTGCTGATGGTGTCACATACTGCAGACCTTGCAGTTGACTTCGGTAGAAAGGTGCGAAACATAATCGCCACCGAAGCGTATAAGATGGTATTCCCAACAGTAACTCTTGCCCAAGATAGTAAATCTGCTGGTAGGTGGAATACTAACGTGGGGGGTGAATACTACGCTTGCGGCGTTGGTTCTGCTCTGGCTGGTCGAGGTGCAGACTTGTTGCTGGTAGATGACCCACACAACGAGCAAGACATCATCAACGGTAACTTCGAGGTGTTCGATAAAGCCTACGAGTGGTTCACCTACGGTGCGCGTACTCGACTGATGCCGGGAGGCAGGGTTGCGATCATTCAAACCCGCTGGCACCTTAACGACCTGACGGGGCGTGTCATCTCTGATATGCAGAAGAACGAGGGCGGGGACCAGTACGAGATTGTTGAGTTCCCAGCGATACTGGAAATAAAAGACAAGGAAACAGAACTCATCACCGAGAAAGCCTTGTGGCCCGAGTTCTACGACCTGACTGCACTGAAGCGAACAAAAGCGTCCATGCCGCTGTTCCAGTGGAACGCGCAGTACCAGCAGAACCCCACATCAGAAGAAGCCTCGATAGTGAAGCGCGAGTGGTGGCAGCAGTGGTCTGCGGAAGACCCACCTAAGTGCGAATACATCATTATGTCGCTGGATGCCGCTGCGGAGTCGCATAACCGAGCCGACTACACCGCGCTGACAACTTGGGGCGTGTGGTTTAACGACGAGGCTGACTGCCACAACATCATCTTGCTTAACTCGATAAAGAAGCGGGTGGAGTTCCCGGAGTTAAAGCGGCTGGCACTTGAAGAATATAAGTACTGGGAGCCTGACTCGTTCATCGTTGAGAAGAAATCAAACGGTGCCGCGCTGTATCAAGAGATGCGCCGTATGGGGTTGCCCGTACAAGAATACACACCACACCGTGGTTCCGGGGATAAACTAGCGCGGTTGAACGCAGTAACAGATATTGTGCAGTCTGGGTTGGTCTGGGTGCCGCAAACG